ATGTGGAAACTCATTTTATGAGTTGGAAAGAACTAGACAAGTTCAAAGAAGATAATCCCCACTTAGAAAGATTGATCACTGCCCCAGCAATTGTTGGTGGACTAGGTAGTGGTGGTGTAAAGCCTGGCGGCGGATTGGATGAAGTCTTTGCTAAGACAGCAGAGAAATATCCAGACAGTCCACTTGCAGATAGATATGGTAAAAAGTCTATCAAAGATATAAAAACTAGAGAAGTGGTAAATAAACACCGTAAAAAATGGAGTAAAGAATAATGGCGAAAGCAAAAGACATTCGTATTGATCAGATGGTTTCTGTAAGTGCTGTTACAGATAATCAAAAGAAGGCATTCCAAGATTACAAAGCAGGGAAGAACCTTTTCTTGTATGGTGCAGCCGGAACTGGTAAAACATTTATCACTCTATATCTCGCACTACAAGAAGTGTTAAAAAATGAAACAAAGTATGATTGTGTCTACATTGTTCGTAGTGCAGTTCCTACTCGTGAGATTGGATTCTTGCCGGGCGATGAAGAAGATAAGACAGCATTGTTTCAAGTTCCATATCAGAATATGGTTAAGTTTATGTTTGAACAACCAAACGAACAAGCGTTCAATATTCTGTATGACAGACTAAAAAATCAAGGTTCACTGATGTTCCTTACTACATCGTTCCTTAGAGGTATTACACTAGACAACGCAATCATCATTGTAGACGAAGCACAGAACTTGACATTCCACGAATTGGATACAATCATTACTCGTGTGGGTATGGATTCAAAGATTATGTTCTGTGGAGACTTCTTCCAGAGTGACTTGCAGAAGAGTGTAGAGAAAGAAGGCATCAAACACTTTATGAGTATTCTTAGAGGTATGAAGTCATTCTCAAATATTGAATTTACATTAGGCGACATTGTTCGTTCTGGTATGGTGAAGGAATACCTTATCAGTAAGATTAAGAAAGAACAAGAAAATGGGTAAAAAGAAACAAAGAGCCCACCAAGTATCAAAGGGCGAAAGACATAGTGTTGCGAGAGCAACCACAAAGGCATTGCGTAGAGAATATATGCAAAGTAGTGCTAGAAGTCAGAATCAACTTTCTGCATTTCTAAAGGGTAAGAATGTCATGTTGACTATTCCAAACCCAAACACAAATGAAACCAACAAAAGGTTTATTCGTGTTCCGGCTCGTGAAGTATGGAGAATGAATAGAGGCAAAAACTCTTGACATTACTCTAACAATCTGATATTATATTATAAACAACTAAGGTGAAAATATTATGAATTTTGAACACAACCCTATAGATATTCCAGAGGTATCTACAAAGACAGTAAACCGTAAGCGTTTTTATGTAACGCCTACTGGACTATATCCATCCATTACAACCGTATTGGGTGTTCGTAAGGCAAAACAAAAAGGATTGCAAGAGTGGCGTGAACGAGTTGGTAACGATGTTGCTAACCACATCATGCGAACTGCTGCATCTCGTGGCACTGCCGTTCACCATATGTGTGAAGATTTCCTAAACAATATTGAAGTGACACAAGAAGGTAGAGACTTTCTGCCTTGGTGTTTGTTCTCACAACTCAAACCTGTTCTCAAAGCAAGCATAAATAATATATATGCACAAGAGTGTGGGTTGTGGAGTGAACATTATCGTGTCGCTGGTCGTGTAGATTGTATTGCTGAATATAACGGTATTCCATCTATTATCGACTTCAAGACTTCTCGTTCTGAACGAAAGGATGACTACAATCTTGAGTATTACATTCAGGCCTCTGCATATGCAGAGATGTTTGAAGAACGAACAGGAATCGAAATCAATCAGATTGTGATTCTTGTTGTAACTGAAGATGGAGCTGTCCAAGAGTTCATCAAAGAGAAGCATGATTACTTGCCTCTTCTTGTAGAAACCATTGATGACTTCACCTCACAATGGGAAAAAGAAAATGAAGAAACTACTAATGGGGGTGTTGCTGCTATTGCCTAGTACAATAGCCTTTGCAGAACCAAAAGATTTACCAGAGGAAGAAACACGCCCTCAAGTGTTTCAGTCTCAGAAACCAGTGACTTGTACAGATGATCCTTATGATAAAGTAAAACAAAATTTTTTACAATCGCATGGAGAAGTTGGTTTGATGAGATACATAGGTGATTCAGGCACTGGTGTTGAAGTAATTGGTAATGTTGATACTGGAACTATTACTATATTAGAATTTATACCATCATCTAAAGTTACTTGTTTTATTTCTATGGGTAAAAGATTAGAAATCAATAGTAATATTTTTCAAAAGGCAAATAAAGGTACTCCAACCAAATTTACCTATTGACATTTGAATATCACTATGGTATAAATATATTACAGTTTGTTGATACAATCTGAATGACGGACAGGACTTGGGGGCAGTACCCAACGCCTCCACCATAAACACATTGAGGAAACCATGATAGAAAAATTCCTTTTGAAATTTAAGTGGTATAGGAATTTTGTTAAAAAACAAGAAAAGAAGAGAATTAAATATCTTGGACTTTAGTGTGCTTATGATGGGGGCGAAATAGGATCGACTGGCGTAAATAGGAAAGAGTAGAACTGTCGGATGACTGCGTTATTGGTCAAATTAAGTAACTGCAAACGATAATTTTGCAAATGAAGGTTATGCTCTAGCAGCATAATTATTCGGGGTTCGGTGAGTTCCTAGCAACAGAATACTCACCACACCGTTCATCCTCAGTAGTAGAGGACGGAAGTATGCATAATGCAGAAGGAACGCACTCAACTGTAAAAAGGAGAGTGATGTGGAACTTTGGCAAATGTGGGTGTATCGAAGATTGATACAAGACCACAAACGCAATAAACTTCTTAAACTACTGTGGTTGCGAAGATAGTTTATTGAAGGGTAGTGCCTTAATACACTCGTGTGGATCAACGGTTAGTCCACAATCACACACAGACACAAAGGAGAATATTATGTCTAATAGTAAAAACCCATTTGAACTACGGTTCGATACATTGGCAATGGCCAAAGACTTGCTTGATCGTCAATACGATACGGCACAAACTCAAATGTTTGAAATGCTAGAACAAGCAAAAACTCAACAAAAAGACCTCACAGAAGTTTTTGAAAAGTATACACCTAAGATGTATCAACCTCAAGAGATTATGTCGAAGGCAGAAGAGTTGTATCAGTTCGTCACTAAGAAGGACTAATGCAGTTTGGGAATGGTCTGTTCGCCCAAGTAAAACTTAGTAGGAACACAACTTAGAGGTCGTAGATGGATACATCGTAGACCATGCAACAATCATTTATTTGATTGCTCTGCTTTATAACGATGGGGGGTGGGGCGCCCTGCCCCCTATCACTTTAACTTGAAAGGAATATTATGAATCTAGAAGAACTTGCAGTGATGACCCCAAAGAAGTTTGCTATAAAAATTGAAGAGATTGTTTCTAAAGGTGGTGTTAGTTATATGGATGCAATACTGGATTATTGTGAGAAAAATCAGATGGAGCCTGATGCAATCGCTCCTCTTATCTCTAGACCCCTCAAAGAAAAAATAGAAGCAGATGCAAGAGAGTTAAATTTCTTGCCTAGAGTAGCAACCCTACCAATCTAAGGAGTTTCCAATGGAAGCGTGGGAGGCCTACCAAATGTATCTTGGTCTGAAATTACACTTTACAACAGAGTATGATTACACCAGATATGGTGGCAAAACCTCAGCATCTAAAGCATCTTTCTTAAAACGAAAGGACAGAAGTTTCTTTGCTCGTGTTGCAAGGAAGTATGGTGAATCTACACAAGATTACTTTATTAGTAATTTTGTGTGCAGTCCTAAAGGATGGTTAGGAGATTTCAAAGAAGAAAATTATCTGGAATGGTCTAAAAACAAACAGGCACTGACATATAATTTTATCACAGATATGAGATTTTTATTTTCACAAATATCACATTTTGATGATATTTTCTCTTGCCAAAACGGACAACATCCTGTATTATTAAAGAACTTCCTCGCTAAGAGAATTAGTTTGGAAACGATGGTAATCCTACAAGGGTTACTGAATTATGTGAAACAGTTCGATAAGGAATTAAAAGATGATTTAGTGTGGCCAGATAATAGACGATTAGTCGTAAAATATGGAGCATTTCTGAACTATGACAAACAGAAATGTAAGGTTCAACTTCTCAAACTGATTAAGGAGACTTTCTGATGACACAGGAAGAACTGATTCGGGAACGAGACTTCTATCGTGCAAAGCTTGATGAAGCGAATGCTCGTGTGAAGACCCTAGAGTTCGATAATGCAGAATTGCAAAAGCGTGATGCAGAACTCTCAAAACGAATGGCGGAATCTGTCAATCGTGGGAACTATCGTCCGAAGCCAAAGAGGTTTCACTAAGACGATGCGCCTATGGTGAAATTGGTAGACACGCTAGATTTAGGTTCTAGTGCGAAAGCGTGGGAGTTCGAGTCTCTCTAGGCGCACCAAATCAAGGGTTCTGTTCCCCTTGCAAAATAACTGAGCAGATGGTGCCACAGGAGTGGGCGTATCCTAAGCAAGATACAAAACTGCTTACTTTTTAAGGGTTAAATAATGAAGTATAAACAAATGTCACAGAATAGTTGGATAGTCGAAGTTCAACAAGACGGAAAAACTAAAGAACTATTCATAGAGTTCCCACCAGGCTCGATAGATCAAGTCGGTTGG